GGTCGGCACCTTCCCGAACCGGGGGTTGCCGCAGCTTCACAGGTCCTTTGTACCTCCACTGCTCTGAATAAGAGAAAAATATTATTATTATCTTGTAACATGTATGACTTTATCGCAATACATAAGAAATGTCAATATACATATCTTACTTTCTGTTGTATTAGCTGACTTTCAGCTTGAACTTCTGAATCTCACGCTCTGTAGACACACGTTCAATGATTCCGCCGATTCCACGGATTTTCTCCTCGAAACGCTCATATCCTCTCTGGATATACACAATGTCATCAACAATCGTGATTCCGTCAGTTGCAAGACCTGCAATGCAAAGTGCTGCTCCTGCTCTAAGATCCGGTGCGCTTACCCTTGCTCCTGAAAGCTTCTCAACACCTTCAATCGTTGCAGAATTTCCTTCTACTTTGACATTGGCACCCATTCTTGCGAGCTCGTCAAGATATTTAAAACGATTCTCGAAGATACTCTCTGTCACAATACTTGTCCCTTTGCATAAAGCCAGTGTAACGCCCATCTGCGGCTGCATATCTGTCGGGAATCCCGGATATGGTAATGTCTTCACATGTGTGCTTCTTAAGTCTCCCTTTGACACTACACGAACTGCATCGTCAAATTCCTCTACTTCACAGCCAATTTCAAGAAGTTTTGCAATTGTTGCTTCCAGATGTTTCGGGATTACATTCAACACTGTCACATCGCCTTTTGTAGCTGCTGCTGCAAACATAAATGTTCCGGCTTCAATCTGATCTGGAATTACAGAATAATCTGTTCCGTGAAGTTTCTGAACACCACGGATCTTAATCACATCTGTTCCGGCACCACGGATATTCGCTCCCATGCTGTTGAGGAAGTTTGCAACATCAACAACGTGAGGTTCTTTTGCAACATTCTCCATAATGGTAAGTCCCTCTGCCATTGTAGCTGCCATCATAACATTAATGGTTGCTCCAACACTGACTACATCAAAGTAAATGTGCTTTCCGACCAGGCGGTCCGCTTCAGCAAGAATCTTACCATATTCAATCTCTACATCTGCTCCAAGTGCACGGAATCCTTTCAGATGCTGATCGATCGGTCTGCTTCCGATATTACATCCTCCAGGCAGTGCAACTTCTGCATGCTTATACTTTCCAAGCATAGCTCCTAACAGATAATAAGATGCACGAATCTTTTTAATATAATCATATTCAATATTGAAATCATGAATTGCTTTCGCATTAATCTTAACAGTGTGGCGGTCTGTACGCTGTACCATTGCTCCAATACCTGCAATCGCATCCAGAAGTACATTAATATCATTAACATCTGGAAGGTTCTCAATACGGACTGTCTCATCTGTCATAATTGCTGCAGCAAGAATCGCAAGTGCCGCATTCTTCGCTCCACCAATCTCCACCTCGCCTACAAGCGGGTGACCTCCCTTAATAATATATTGCTCCATAGATAACACCTCTATATATTCTACCAATATTCTCTAAAATATTATGCACCTTTCCTTCTCTCAAGCTCCTTATCCCTGAGCGAGACAAAAATGCATGGTCGAGGGACAGTATATTATATAAACTCCCCGTATGTCAAGTCATATTTTTATGGCATGACAATAACACGCCCTCTTATGGGTACCACAACAGTATAGCACAAAACACTTGCCACGTAAAATATTTTTTACATTTACGTAATGTTTTAAAAATGTCAACATTAAAATCGACATTTTTTCATGTTTTTATCGTTTTGCCATTTTGCACAATACGCAGCCTGTTTTATTGTGTATTTTCACTTTTAGGCAGCGCAGTACTAAGGCTGCCACTGCTGCCAGCCTCTCACGCTCCCTGTATCCGTTGTTATGCAAGCTGCTTTACCTCTTCCTTGAATAATTCCCCCGCTGAATGGTAGCCATGTATTTTGCGTGGGTATCCGTTTATCCAGTTCTCTATACTCTCTACCTCTTCCTCTGTCCTGTCGTCAAAATTTGTGCCTTTCGGTATCTTCCGGCGTATCATCTTATTTGTTACCTCATTCGTGCCACGTTCCCAGCTACTATAAGGGTGGCAGTAATATACCTTTGTCCGCTTTTCTCCCTCGTTGATAATAGAACGCTGTAAGCCCTCTGCGTCTGCAAACTCGCTGCCGTTGTCTACCGTGATTGTCTTAAATACCCGCTTAAACATATCAGCGCCCCATTTTCTTTCTAATCTATCCAGTGCCGCTACTACTGCCTCGTCTGTATGGTCTGGCAATTTAAATATAATCTCGTTTCTGGTTTTCCGCTCTGTCAGTACCAGCAACGTATTTTTTGACTTTCCCCGCTTACCTAAAACGCTGTCCATTTCCCAGTTGCCGAACTCTTCCCGTGTATCTATCTCTTTCGGGCGTTTGTCTATACTCTCTCCTGCTGCCGCCCTTTTCTGCTGCCTCTGTACTTTTTTATAATTTCTCTTCTTATTCTTCTTTACTGGCAAATTCTTATTAGACAGCTTAAGGAAAATACCCTTGTCAATGTAGCTGTATAAAGTCGTTACGCATACTGTTACGGAAAAGTCCCCCTCTTTCCCCTGTGCTTTCAATTCTCCCAGTACCGCAGCTGGGCTGTAATCTTCATTTACTATTTTATCCTCTATATAATTTGCGTATGCAATATCATTGCCTATTTTAAGCTGTGTACCCCTTGCCTTTAAATTTTCCTCTGCTTTCATTTGTGCCTTGTTTGGGCTATAACTTAATGTTTCTGTATAGTCGCTATTTCTGTGCATATATTCCCCTCGCTTAAGCTCATTGTATATAGTGCTGCGGTGTACGCCCAGCTGTTCTGCTATCTCTATCACGCTATGCCCTGCTTTTTTCAATGCCTCAATACTTATACGGTCTGTCCATGTCAGCTGTCGGCTGCCTTTCTTATTCGCCATTTCTGCTACCTCTCTTTCGTTCCTGTTCTTTCCCCATATACGACGAAAAGCCGCAAACTCTTTTACAAGTCTGCGGCTTATGCCTTTACCTATTTACAACACTTTTTACAAGCGGTGTATTTCTTCTTTGCTTGGCTTAGCGGTATGCTCTTTGGGTTTTTCATTCCCGAACAGTTAGGCTTACTATGGTATTTTTTGTTGCTACGGTCTACATATACTGTAGTTTCTCCCGTATGCTGGCTTACGCTGGGCGTTGCGTCCTCGATTACGTCAAGTTCTATATTGCACCCGAACGTCTGTACCCCCCCCCCAGAAATTTCCAGTATTTCTGCGGTGTAGCGGGCTTTCGGGTACTTTCTCGCTAAGTCCCCCGCCAGCTCTGCCGATAGATTGCCTATTACCTTATCGCCCCACTTTACGTATGCGGCAGGCTCTCCGTTGTATGTATACTTTTCTACTGTAATATCTTCACTGCCGGACATTCTGCTTAAAATATCCTGCCTGTTTTCTCCGTCCTCATTATTGAACGTCACGCCTACTACTTTCGTTCTGATTGTATCTAAAACTCTGCCACCAGATGCAGCGGCAGGCGCAGGCGTTCTGTTTTCGCTCTCTTTTCCTGCGCTTTTCTTTTTCAGTCCAAAATAGGCGCATACTGCCGCAACCACAATGCAGCCCACCCCACCTGTTATATTTCCAGACGGCAGCGCTGTTAAACCGCTTACTGCAAATAATGCAGCCGCTGCCACTAAAATTACCTTTTTCTTTGTCATAGTAAGCCCTCGCTTTCGTATCTACTTCAATTCTAAAATTTCATCAGCAGAGGCGTTAAGCTCTCTGCATATTTTTGCAAACGCTGGCACGCTCGGTGTTCTTTCTCCGTTTTCCCAGCGGCTTATATCTTTCGGGTAAACTTGCAGGCGCTCTGCAAGTTCCTTTTGCGTCACGCCTGCCGCTTTTCGTGCTTTCCTTATGTTCTCGCCTAAATTCATGCCTTACCTCTCTTTTCTTTTGCTCTCAAAATGAAAGCAATAAGCAACTTTACAAGTCCTACTGCTACTAAAAATACTCCTAATTTCAAAAGCATACTCTTTACTCGGCTGTGGGTTTGTGATATATTTTTTATAGGTGGCGGGCTTATCGCCCGCCTGTCGGTTAGGGCTTTCGCCCTAACCTATGTACTTACCGATTATGATAAGTATTATGCCTATGATTAAGTCTATCAATGCGTTGATTGTCAGGTCTCGCCATTCGATAGGCTTTTTCTTTTGTTTCTTTTTCTTACCCATTGTGCCGTTTCTCCTTTCCAGTGGCTTTGCCTCTTATTTGTTCTTATCTCCTTTCCATGATTTAATTATATACCCATTTGGGTAACTTGTCAACGCTTTTATGCAGAAAATCCTATAAAATTGCAAAAAAATAGAGGGCAGACAGCGAACCGCCCACCCTCGAAAACTTAAGCTAATCTTGTGGCATAATCTAAGCTAATCCAACCTGCGCCACTCTTCAAGCGTCCCCAGCCAGCGCTTGCGCCCTGTCCGGCTTTCACTTCCACAATGGTAAATACTCCCTTTCCTGTTTTTTCTCCCGTCTTTGCATAGTTTGTGCCTGCTCCCGTTCTGATATTAAGGTCTAAAATATCCACCTGTACGCTAAACGGAACGCCTGCGCTTGCCTGCTGCCCTGCTGCGGTATATACCGCCTTGCCGTTATCATCATATACAGTATAGCCCGCCTTACAAGCACTCTTTGCATTTTCCAGCGACGTAAACGCCCCCAGCTGGCTTGCTGCGTCCGTCCAGCTCTTGCGCACTCTGTAATACTTTGTACCGTTTCCTGCTGCATACTTTTTATAGTATCCCTCGCCGTACTCTGCACGCTTTTTCTTTACTGTTTCGCTCTGGTCTGCTGGCTTTTCATATCCAGTAAGAACGGCATCAGATGCAGCACGCACGCTGCCCGCCTTTTTCAGTGCGTCCATTACTGCTGTGTATCCCTGCAATTCTTCCCATAAAAAGCCCAGCTGCATATTAAGGTCTGCAATGGATACGCCCGCCTGTTTTGCATGATTAAGCAACGCTTGCTTTCTGCTCCAATACGTCCACTGCGCCAGCCCATAGCCTGCACTGTCCTTTACAAAATTGCCATAACTGCCATTATCCACCGCCGCTGTATATTCTGCGTCCGTCTTACCCAGCTTATTGTTATAGGTGTTCTGTAAGTTGTTCGGCATAAGCCCGCTTTCAGCATACAGATTACCCATAATACCAGCCACGGCATAAGCATTTAAGCCCTTGCCTGTAAGAAAATTCCAGATTGTTTTTTCATTGCCGCCCTGCGGTGTTTCTGCCTGTCCGCTGATTTTACGCTTAAACTCGTCCCATGTGTGGGCGCTGGTGTTATATACATACGGGTTAGGGCAAATCTTGCCCGTTACGTCGTAATGTCTGATTACATGAGATGCAGGCACGCCGTATTTATTCATAAGGTAACGGGTAAGCTCTGCCGCTGCCTCTACTGTTGCGTCCTCAAAATACCAGTCTTTATCTGTTGCGCCCATGCTCTTTGTGTTTTTCTTCCTTACGCACATTTCAATACCGATACTATTAGCGTTTCGGCACTCTGCGTGCTTATAGCTCGACGCTCCGCAATGCCACGCTATATTAGCGTCCTCTACGCACTGCCATACCTCGCCGTTAAATCCTACAAAGTAATGCGCCGACGCATTTCTATTGCCGCCGCCATAATAGCGGCAGTTATCCTCTGCGCCGCCCAGTGCGCCTACGTAATGGATAACAATATACTTAATTCTGGAAATGCTGCCCTTGTTGAAATTGTACCCGCTTATCATTCTGTTAATTTTCATGTTTCCCGCCTTTCCGCATACAAAATAAGCGCCTGCGGTGTCCCGCAAGCGCTCTTTGCTGCTATGTCCTTATTATCCTTACCCTGTCCACCCTGTTAAGCGCTCCCTCTGCCGTATCCAGTGTTACGCTAAGCGTTGCGGGATTTCTAAAGGCGTAGCCGTTTATAAAGGCATAGCCCGCATTTACTCTTATTTCCATGCCGCTGTAAGCTACCAC